CAAAGCCAGCCAAATCAAGAGAGTGAATCCCTTCTTTTTGTGCAAATTGACCATAATCGATTTTATCTTTGACAGATAATTCTTGAAAAACCATCGAAAGACCATCCACCCCAGGAACCTGCAAAGTGATTGTCTTTTTAGGGAACGCTGCGAATAGTTGCTCTTTGTCAGTTATCATGATTCAGTAATTCCACCAGAGATTTTGAAAGTAAACGTGATTGTATTCTTGTCTGAATTGCTTGGGTTTGTTTCCCAGCCAAGATACACAGCCGCGAAATCATACGTTTCTGTGTTTGTTCCATCTGTAAATTCAATTTGAATATTGCCGGTTTCGCCTTTGTTGCCTTTAACAAAACCCTGCTGCGTTGCATCCATAACATGGTTACAAGTAACAGTGATTTCCTTACCGTCTGCAAGACCTGCAATATATTCCTTTGAGCCGCCTGAACCAAAATGAGTAACCTCTATCAGTTCGGATGTCTCGCCAAATCCTGAAAGCTCTGTAACCTCTTCAAGTGCCGTGAATACTTCTGATCCAGCACCGTCACCAATTTTAAAAGTCATTCCCGAATAAAAAGCATTTGTAGCCATGTATCACCTCGTTTTTTAGGTATAAAAAAACCCCGCTTAGGCGAGGTTCTTGTTTTCTGTTGTTTTGTGGTTGGATTAATACAAGATTCGGAAAGTTAGACTGATTGTCTGGTATCCGCTTTCCTGTGGTTCGTAAGTGAAGCCCTGAAATCTACAATGCTTAATTTCAAGCTTTAAATCTGAATCATTTAATAAGGTGCTGATTATTTGATCAGCAATAGCATCAAGCTGGGTATCTGTTGCGCCCTGCTTTGCATATTCAATAACAATATCTGCCGTGGTTTCTGTAAATGTTGTATAGGTTTCAACATCACCAGAAGTTAAATAAATTTGTACGCTTTCAGGGTCGTTTCTGTTGTCTGTTAATCTGGTTTGATAAATTGGCCCTGAATATACTTTTTGAATAGCAGTTTTAAACGCTTCTCTAATTGTTTGACGAGACATAGCCTTTTAACCTCGCGTTAAATTCTGCTTTTAATGTTTTATAAAAATAATTGTTCATTCTTTCTTTTATTGTTGGCATAGCGTGTTTTTGTACCGCTTCATTTATCGGTATCTTTACTACATCAACTGGAAGTCTTTCAGCACCGCGCCTTTGAAATATTAGATGCTTGTTTGCTGTTGGAGACTTGGCAAAAAATGTTCTAGGTCTAAACGTCCCCGCTATTTTGTAACCCTTAGCAGTTTTGGAAAAATTTGTGTTTATGGCGTTTACCGCTCGCCCATAAAAATATAGTTTTGCCATGCCTGTTTTTGGTGTTGAGCGCTTAACGTATATTTTGCGGCGTATGTTTTTTTGTGTGATCTTTACGTCACCAGAAACCTTTTTGACTACATGAGATTTTATAGAGTTGGCTGTTTTATTAATCGCTGAAGAATAGGCGCGATCAGTGTCAACCTGTGCGATCTTAGTCAGCTTTTTCTCAAGGCTTTTAATCTGCTTCTCTAAATCATCCAAGATAAGCGGCTCCTGTAGATATGCTTTGATCACCTGCAACAATAGTTGAGATGGTGTATTTTTTAGCGCCTATTTCAAAATAATCACCAATTGCCATTTTTTCTATCTGAGAAGCAAAAGCAGTCACCTCGTAAGCATTTAGAACGACTTCACCGCTTTCAAGTTGCCGAGTGACATTTTTGTCAAGCACAATATCAACAATGATGGAATTGTTATAAATTGCTCTTTCGCTGTACTCGTTAAGCAATTGCGCATCCATATCGAAAACAGCTTGATCAAAGTCATTCATAATAAAACCTTAAAAAAAGAAAAGGGCCGAAGCCCTTTAATTAAGCAACAGTACCGACACCAACATTCAATTTAACTTGAACAGTTGTTGCGCCGTTACCCGCCGCCGCTGTTGCTACACAGCAACCGGAAACATCACCCGTTGCTGGAGTTGCAGCGTTATCATCGAACTCGCCTGCTGATACGTCATAAATAACGCTTTCGCCTTGAGCAATAACCGCGCCTGATACTTTAGGAACAGTGAAAACACCATCCAAAGCAACTGAGCCAGTTTCACCGTTAGCAATCGCTGTTAAAGCAACGCCGATTTGTTGACCAATTACAACAACGTCACCGGATGCAATAGCAGAACCGCCGTTGGTGTAATCAACCACATCGCCTGAATAAATATAATTTGTAGCCATGATAATTTTACCTTTTAAAAAATTAAGAAAATTAAGGGGCCGTTAAGCCCCGTAATTATTAAGCACCAGCGTCAGTTGTTGCGCCGCGATAATCGATAGCGCCCACACCGTAATCCATGCGAACCTTCCAGCGAACACCGTCAACAGTGAACCCGTTTTCAGTTTCCAAGAATGGATTTTGATCACCATTCAAGAAAGCCACCTCAATCACAGGAGCCTCGCTAGGATTAGCGAAAGAATAACGGCGAGTGCCTGATAAGCGAGCTGTATCAACGATGTCAGAATATAAGCCGTTCACCATGTTAGGGCGCTGTAACTTACTAGCTGTATCAGGATCATACTGAGCTTCGTTGATAACTCGTGCAGTACCAGCCAAAGAAGTTGGCACAAGCAGAACGCTAGGGCTTAAATCTAGGTAGTCATTGCCGCCAACGTCTTGCTGACTCTTCATAAGAACACGCTCAGCCTCTAAAGCAGCAACAGAGATTGCAGCTCCATTACCCACGTTGCCGTGGTTTGAATGGAAAAGCGTGTCACCGTCTGCCATTGTTGGACCTAAGCCAGAGTTAAGAGCCAGTAATGCATAAACATCAGCTTCTATGGTTCTGCGAGCCGCACGACCAAAGTTAGCCGCTAGGTTCATGAACGCGCCCATGTCATCATTAATAATTGCCTGACGAGTAAGGTTAATGATATTTCCCTTGGTTCCTGCAGTGATCTGCGAACGCTCACCATCAGGGATTGCTTTATTCTTGAACTCGCCTGCTTCGTTAAGCGCATCAAGATTGCCAAAGCTGCCGATTCTATAGCGGTTGTGCGCTCTAAAATCTGAAACTGAACCCGTTGCACAGAAGCGTGACCAAGTGTCAGCTTGAGTTGCATAAGCAGTCTGCAAAACTTTGTGCATTGCGTTTTCTAGCAGCAGAGGAAAATCGCCACCAGTTTGAGTAAAAGCAGCGCCAACAATTTGCATTGGTGACATGCCTGAACAGTTTACGCCTGCAACTTCTAGCGCTTTACGTGCTAACAAGTCCAAACGGAAACCGCGCAAAGGGTTTGCCGATCCTGTTTGACCAAAGCCAGAACGCGCAAGCAATGATTCAGAACCTTCTTCAATAAAACGCTCTGAACCAGTTTTGCCCATTTCAATGCTAACCGCAGCCGAGCCGCTAGGTTTAACGCCTTCGCCCATTGCTTTGAGTAGCTTGTTTTGAGCTTCTGTGACTGACACTTTTTGATCCATTAAACATTCACTTAATAGCTCTGAATGATCTTTAGCGAATGAACCAAAAGCCGTTTTGATTTCGCTTTTTCTCGCGTCCTCTTTGGCTAAAGCTGCATTAACTGCTTGATCGATTTTTTCTTGATTGTCCACCGTTGAAGTGGCTTTATTTTCAATAGTCATAGTGACCTCTTTTGGGTTGTTGTCTGCCACCGCAGACGGTTTTTGAAAATCTTTAATAGGTGTGTTCTTGAACTTTGTTAAATCAAAGCCTCTTACACTTGCCGCTACATCAAGAGGCTGTAATGATTCATCAGCAAATCCTTGTTCGACTGCTTCTTTGCCTGTGAACCATGTTTCAGCATCCATTAAGGCGCTTATTTCATCCTCGCTCTTGCCTGTTCTTTTTGAATAAGCGCCGAGCATGTTTGATTTGATTTTATCTAGCAGGTCTGCATTATTTCTTAATTCTTCAGCATCACCCGCCGTTAGCGTCCAAGGGTTGTGAATCATCATCATGGCGTTTTCTGGCATCACGATAAGATCACCAGCCATTGCAATCACAGAAGCCATAGAAGCGGCTAAACCGTCTATATAAACTGTTACCTCTGCTTTGTGTGCTGCTAGTTGGTTATAGATAGCCATGCCATCAAAAACCGAGCCGCCTGGTGAATTGAGGCGCAATGTTATATCAGTGACCGCGCCGATTTCTTTTAAGCTCAACATGAAGTCTTTGGCCGAAACCCCCCAGCCGCCGATTTCGTCATAAATGCTGATTTCTGCA